AAGACTACGGTGATATTACTGATCCTCTTGAAGGCCGTGATATCAAGGTTGTATGTACTAAGCCACCTGGTAAGAAGTACGCCATGACTGATGTTATGCCTCGTGGAAAGTCCACTAAGCTTTCTACAAATAGCAAGCAGTCAAAAGAGTGGCTTGAAAACATTCCAAATGTAGAAGATCTTTACACACTTAAATCTTACGACGAGATTTCTGGTATTCTTGAGCGCTGGATTAACGGTGATGAAGAAACAGTTTCAAGTGAAGGGACTGAACACCCAACGTCTTCTGCTACTACTAAGACTGAAACTAGTGAAAGCAGTGGAAAATATGATAGTTTAGACGATGCTTTTGCAGACTTGATGGACTAAATTATTTCTAACTGATATGTTTGGCGAGCAAGAAATTGCTCGCCATTTTTGTGTAAATGTAATCTAATCGGAGTAGTATTACTAAGAAAGGAGAAAGGACAAAATATGAAAAATGACGATTTTACTCGCGAACTAATTAAGTCACTAAACAAAGAGCAAGGCTCTCGCGTTGCATACAATCTATCAGAAGATGAAAGCCCCACGCATGTAAAGCGATGGGTTAGTACAGGTTCAAGGATGCTTGACTGGATTTGCGCAAATAGAAAAAACGGAGGCTTGCCAGAAGGTAGAATTGTAGAAATTTTTGGCCCTCCGAGTATTGGTAAATCACATATTGCTACACAGATTGCTAGATCAACCCAAAAAATGGGAGGAATTGTTGTCTATATTGATACTGAAAACGCAACATCTGTAGAAAATCTCCAAATGTTGGGTGTTGATGTTTCTAAGCGTTTTGTATACGTTGATACACATTGCACTGAAGAAGTTCTTTCAATTGCAGAAAAAACCATCTTAAAAGCAAAAGCACTTGACAAAGACGTTCCTGTAACTGTTGTTTGGGATTCTGTTGCAGCTTCGTCTCCTAAAGCAGAATTATTAGGAGATTATGATAAAGAAAGCATCGGCTTGCAAGCAAGAGCTATAAGTAAAGGCATGAGAAAGATCACGGGTATTATTGGTCAAACTAATAGCTTGTTTGTAATTCTCAATCAGATTAGAACAAAAGTAGGAGTTATGTATGGAGATCCTGATACTACACCCGGAGGTAAGGCAATCCCTTTTCACTCATCTATAAGAATCAAATTAGGTGCAGGGCAACAAATCAAAGACGGGGATGATGTCATTGGTATTCAAGTTTGGGCTAAGACTGTTAAAAACAAAGTAGCTCCTCCCTTCAGAAAGTCTCATTTTCAAATTCATTTTGGAAAAGGTATCGTTGAACATGAAGAGCTTTTTGATCTTTTAAGAAAGCATTGTGCAAGCAACGATGTCATCCGCGAAAACTTCTTGTATAAGATCTCAGGCACCGGCGGGTGGAAAGAAATAAGTATTGTTGATACCAGGACTGGTGAAGCTGTTGCAGATAAAAAATTTAGAAAATCAGCATTTGATGAACTTCTTGAAGATGAAGAATGGTCAGAAGCAATTGATATTCTAATAGAAGCAGCAATGGAAAAGAAGCTAGGATCTATCGAAGGTGTAGATATTGACTCTGAGTCTTATGAAGAAGTTCAATCTCTGGCCCAAGAATTAGAAATGGATCTAGAGGTAGATGTATAAAAATAGAGTTATACTTGTAGACGGTCTAAATCTTTTTACAAGGCACTTCATGGCAAACCCTGCGATGTCTAAAAACGGCGATCATGTCGGAGGCGTTGTGGGGTTTTTTAATGCTATGATGCGCCTTGTAGAAAAATGCAAACCTGAAGGTGTTGTTGTTGTTTGGGAAGGAGGCGGATCTGTTAAAAAGCGAGGCTTATATAAAGACTACAAGCAAAAGTCAAAACCTCAAAACTTAAACAGATATTATGAAGATGATATTCCTTCAACTTATCAAAATAGAAACAATCAAATAAAAACACTTATCGGGCTTTTATCTAAAGTACCTATTTGTCAAACTTATATCGAAGGAGCAGAAGCTGACGATGCAATCGGCTATATGTGCAAGTACCTGCTAAAAGACAAAAATAAAATAATTGTTTCTTCGGACCACGACTTCTATCAACTGATAGATGAAAAAACAATTATTTGGTCACCCACTGTAAAAGATTTTGTTAATGAATCAAAAGTTGTAGAAAGATTTGGGGTTCACCCAACAAATTTTTATCTTGCAAAGAGCATTGTAGGAGACACTTCAGACAACATTCCGGGCATTAAAGGTGTAGGATATAAGACTCTAGCTAAGAGGTTTCAGAAGTTCACAGAGGGATCGGAATACCTACTCTCAGACCTACTAGTAGAGGCCAAGGCTAAGGCAACTCCTAAGTCTCCTAAAGTGTTTCATAACATTGTGAATGAAGAAACTTTAATAAAAAGAAATATAAAACTAGTACTTTTAGACTCTAATAATTTAAGCATTTCACAGATACAAAAGCTTGAAAATGATATTGAAAATTTTGCTCCTACATGGGATAATATAGGTGTACACAAAATCTTAAAGGAATCAACTATTACTTCAATTGATATCCAAAGATGGAGTTATCTTCTAAAAAATCTAAAAAAGGGCACAATTAAATGAGTTACGAAAATCACTTTTCTAAGTACGGAAAAGACTTTCAGGAAAAAATCTTTCAATCATTAATGAGCGACCATCAGTGGGCAACTCAAATGGTTGAAGTAATGACACACGATTATTTTGAACTAAAGTATCTACAATACTTGTGTGATAGATTTTTTGGCTTTTACTTAAAGTATAAGAGCTTTCCTACGATGAAAATTCTTGTCTCTATTATTAGAGACGAATTGACTGAAGGGGATGATGTAATTTTAAAAGGTCAAGTTATTGAGTTTCTTTCTAGAATTAAATCATCACCTGAGTTAGGTGATTTAGAATACGTAAAAGAAAAAACACTAGACTTTTGCAAAAAGCAGGTTCTGCAACAAGCACTTGAGGAAAGTGTTAAAGCCATTCAGGCAGAAAACTACGAAGGTGTCTTGAATATTATGAAAGACGCAGTATCAAAAGGCAGTGGTTCTTCTGTCGGACATGAATTCTTTAAAGATCACGAAGCAAGATTTGCAAAAATTAATCGCATCTGTTGCCCTACAGGTATTCATCACCTTGATGCAAAAGATGTTTTTAATGGAGGTCTTTCGAGAGGAGAAATTGGCGTCATTGTTGCACCAACAGGTGTGGGTAAATCTCACTGGCTTGTTGCAATGGGTGCCGAAGCACTTAAGCGCGGCAAAAATGTTATTCATTATACATTTGAGCTGTCTGAGACTGCGGTTGGTATTAGATACGACAGTAACCTTACAGGAATTAACTCGTCAGACATCATTGAAAATAAAGAAAAAGTGTTAACGCACTATGAACAAAACGACTTCGGAAGACTAATTATTAAACAGTACCCAACAGGTACTGCAAGTATTGTGACGCTTAGAAATCATATTGAAAAGCTAGCAATGAAAGACTTTGTTCCGTCACTTATAGTTATTGACTATGCAGATATTATGAGGTCTACAAGGCAGTTTGATTCTCTTAGGCATGAACTTAAATTGGTATATGAGGAGCTTAGAAATCTTGCAATGGAAATGAATATTCCTGTATGGACAGCATCGCAAGCTAATAGAGACGCTTCAAATTCTGAAGTTGTCGGGCTTGAAAATATGTCTGAAGCTTATGGAAAAGCTATGGTTGCTGATATTGTTGTTTCTATCTCTAGAAAGCCAACAGAAAAAGCTACAGGTATGGGAAGACTATTTGTTGCTAAAAATCGTGCTGGAAAAGATGGTATTCTTTTTCCAATTAAAATCGATACAGCACGTTCTAGAATAGATGTTATTGAAGACTCAAGCCAAATGTCACTTGTAGATATTTATGAATCTCATAATACAGGAACAAAAGACATGTTAAAATCTAAATGGAAAGAAATCACAGCAAGCAAATAAGAGAGAATAATGACCTATACCCACGAACAAGTAATACAATCTTCAACAGACTATTTTCAAGGAGACGAGCTGGCTGCCAGTGTCTTTGCCGGAAAATATGCACTTCAAGATTCAGACGGAAACTACTTAGAGTCTAATCCGGATGATATGCACCGGCGCCTTGCAAAAGAATTTGCAAGAATTGAGCAAAAATATCCAAACTCAATGAGCGAAGAAGAAGTTTATAAATTGTTTAAAGACTTTAAATATGTCGTGCCACAAGGCTCACCTATGAGCGGAATTGGTAATGACTACCAAATACAGTCTATATCAAATTGTTTTGTGATTGCTTCCCCAGAAGATAGTTATGGCGGTATTCTTAAGACTGACCAAGAGCAAGTTCAAATTATGAAGAGAAGGGGAGGTGTCGGCTTTGACGTCTCTAATATTCGACCAAAGAATCTTCCAACATCAAATGCTGCAAAAACAACTTCTGGACTAGAAGTATTTTTAGACCGATTTTCAAATTCATGCCGCGAAGTAGCACAAGGCGGCAGACGTGGTGCACTAATGATTTCTCTCTCAGTGCACCACCCACAAATTAGAGATTTTATTAAAATTAAGAGAGATCTGACACGTGTAACCGGCGCAAACATCTCAATTCGCTTAAGCGAGGAATTTATGCGCGCAGTCCGAGGGGGTGATCCAATACAACTGCGTTTCCCTGTAGATGCCAAAGAGCCCATTGTAGAAGAGTGGGTTAGTGCCCAAGATCTTTGGCATGAGATTGTTGAGTCCGCACACGCGTCAGCCGAGCCTGGCCTTCTGTTTTGGGATACAGCGAAGAGAATGACTCCGTCTGATATCTACGAAGCAGAAGGCTTTGGCTCAACCTCTACGAATCCTTGCGTGACAGGTGATACTTTAGTTGAAACTAATGCAGGCTTGAAAACAGTGAAAGAACTAGCTGATAACAAAGCAAACTTCTTCGTCAAGTCTTATAATACCGAGACACTCGAAGTTGAAATGAAGCCAGCAATCGCTTTCAAGACTAAAGACAATGCACAGGTACTGAAGATCACAACCAAATCTGGTAAAGTTATCACATTGACACCAGACCATAGAGTGTATACAGATCACGGTTGGGTCAAAGCCGGCGAACTAACTTCAGGGCATAAGATCTTGGGCTTGTCGAA